GTCTACAGGCATATAGGTGCTTATTTTATAGCAAATTAGTAACAAATAAACCAGATCAAGAAAGATTTTATTATGGCTGGTTTAAAAGAGCAATAAGTATATAAAAAAAGAGGAATAAATGGATCTAGCTAAAACAATAAAGCGTATTAAAGAGCTTTCAGCAATTTTAAGATCAGAAACAGTGTCAGATCGTGAAAAAGCATTTTATGAACCTGAGTTGCATCAGCTTATAGATACATTAGAAATACCTCAACTAATAGGAGATTTAAACAATGAGTACATATCTTGATAAATACTGTACAATAGAAGATATTCAAATGGTAGCACCATTTGTTTTCGATTATGATAGAAAGCGAACTATAACAAATTGGGTGTCACACAGTAGTAGCGGAAACACAGAGATATGGAAAGCAGGAAGTGTTGGTAAATTTACCATGTTATTTGAAAATGACATAGAACAAACTCTCGTAAGTGATGTATCAAGCATTAATGCTGATGGAAAATATTACTTTGATGAAGACGCAGATGTTGTTTACTTCATGCCTACCACAAACAATAATCCGAACTATGATATAACCGTGACAGCAGGAAGGGATAATAAAACTTTATTTGATGAGTTTATATCTAGGAGTTCCGATTTTGTTCGATCTTATATAAATAAACCAATATACAAGAACAAGGGTGTCGGAACTGGGGACAGTTTAGGTCGTGATTATCCGGAAATTATTGTGCGTGCTACCGCATTATTAGCTGCTGCAATGGCAGTTTTACCGTATGATGAACAACATGGTCTTAGGCTACAAGATCAAGTTTATAACCCTGAAACAAATAGCGGGTTACTTGATATGATCCGTAAAGGTGTAGTTTCACTAGATCAAGACGAAGATGGTAGAGATAAAATTGTAAAAGAAGTATCAATTAATGGATTAACTACAGGTGCTATTGTAGATACATTTGGTTATCCACAAACATCATTTGATAGAATTAAAGTTTTAATTACTGGAGCTGGTACATTTACAGCTGGAAGTACATCTAGTGTTACATACAGTTCTTATGTAGGCAGCGATGCTGGTTTACAAACAAATTTAGTTGAAAACAGTAAAGTAATAGACGGTGGTTTGCAACATGTTGGACACGGAGTTTATGTACGATTTAGTACAGGTGTTTATACAGCAGATGACCAATGGGAAATTGAAGTGTCAGGTTTAGAACACACTTCAGGCGGTGGAATAGAAACAATACAGATCAGAAGGAGATAACATGCCAAGAGGTATAGGTTACGGTAAAAAGAAAAAGAAAAAAAAGAAGATGAAAAAAGGTAAGAAAAAATAAATGCCAATAACATATAGAGGTGTACGTTTTGCAGGTTATAATAAACCAAAAAGAACGCCTAAACATAAAACTAAATCGCATGCTGTACTTGCAAAGTCAGGTAACAAAATTAAATTAATACGATTTGGTCAACAAGGTGTTCGAGGAGCAGGGAAAAAACCAAGCACGGCAGCTCAAAAAGCTCGTAAAAGATCTTTTAAAGCTAGACATGCAAAGAATATTAGAAAAGGCAAAATGAGCGCAGCATATTGGTCAAATAAGGTAAAGTGGTAATATGGCTAGAATTGAATTTACAAATATATATAAAGTCAATGTATTAGATCAAATACAGAAGCTAATAAAGCAAACGATTCCAAGTATACCTCTATATTATGATGAGCATAGAGGCCAAGAAAGTTTTTTATTAAGACCTGTGTCTGACAATTTTATTGACTATGCAAGCAATACGCATATTAGATCATACGAAACAGAAATTAGTTTTGAAATAGAATCTGGATCAGATTTTACAAGAGATAAAGACGTTTTAAGAATGACAAATATTGCGGAACTCGTAAAAAGAATCTTTTTTAATAATAGAAATTTAGAAGATTATTGGTATAGCGCAAGAGTAATAAGCGTTGTATACCAGCGAGATGAAGAAGATACAGAAAAAGAGAGATTTATTTTAACATTAGAATGTAACGTTAATGAGGTAATATCATGAAATATAAATTAATAAGTGGTTTAAAGCTTCAATATGGACACACTCAAACTCCTAACAGAGTTTGCAGGAATCTATTAAAAGGTGAGGCCGTAGAACTAAAGAAAGAAAACTTGGACGAATTTGAATCCTTAGGTGTTAAAGTTCGACCAATAGAAAAGAAAAAACCTAAGAACAAAGAGGAGAAATAACACATGGCTATAAGTGGAAAAGTTTACGGAAAAAGTGAATTTTCTGTAGGCATTAAAGCTAAGGACGCAGCAAATATTGCAACAGCAGCTGCTGCAGACGGAGCTTATAAGTTATTACCAGTAATTAATGTATCTGCGCCCGTCCTCAATTTTATTGAAAGTGGTGAGATACGTAGTAATAATACAGGAATGATAGAAACAGATAAGGATCAGTTCAGAAGCTCAAAAGGCGGATTTGTAACTTTAGACTTTGAAGTTCCTGCAGAAAGAAACTATATTGTTCGATTGCTGGCTAACGTATTACAAGATCATACTGAAAACACAGGTGGTACAAATGTAATACACACAATACAAGCAGCTAATGGCGCATTATTAAGTCGACCTGACTTTACTGCATCATCTAGTGCTGGTGTTCCATCTTTATTTGATATTGGTCTTTATTATCCATCATCAAGTGAAGATAAATTAATAACAAGTGCGGCATTACAGTCTTTAACAATGAATTTTGATATGACTGACGGCAGACTGTTATTAAGCGGTAGTTTTTATTCTGGTTTTACAAGTTCTACAAAGTTCTTGACAGAGCAAAATCTATCAGTTGCAGTAGATCCAATAGCAGCATCAGCTTCACCTGCAATGCCTATAGAATCATACTTTGATGTAAAAAAACTAGATGTTGATGGTCAAACATTAACAGACATTGTTGTTACAGCGGTATCTTTTACTTTTGAAAATAATTTAGCAAGAGTAGGAAGAGATTCTAACGGAGACGCAGAGGCGTATGCTTTTGGTATACCTGCAGTTAGTATAACTGGTGAATTATCATTAATGTATGACGGTAATGTTAATTTCGCAGCTACTAAAAATGTATTACAAGATTTTATTGATGGTAATACAGCAACACTAAAACTACAACAAGGTGATGGTACAGTAGACGCGGCTGAATTAGGTGAGATGAACATTGAATGTGAAATATATTCAACAGCAGTTAATCTTGATCCTAACGCAGATACTGGAGCTATTATTACAATTCCATTTAAAGTTGTACAGCCAACGGACGCCAATGGTGATCCTACTGGTACAGCATTTAAATTTGAGTTTAATGATAAATACGCTTCATCAACTTGGTAAACGAAGGAGTAACACATGAAGGTTAAAATGTTCGAAAAAGAGTGGGAAGTGAAGTCTATTACATATAGACAAAAAAGAGAGTTGTGGCAATTAAGTCTTAATGCTTTTAAAGATGAAATGCAAGATCAAGACGATTACTTTAAACTAATTAACAAAGTTGAAGAAGTTAGTGGTTTAGTCGAAAAAGATTTTGGCAAATTATCTATGGGACAAATAGACTTGTTGTTACAACAAATCTTTACGCAATACATGGGTCTTGAAAAAAAAGACTAATAGGACTTTGTAGCTACGTGTGGTTTTCTGCATTAGGATTTCCGCACGTGGCTTTAGAGTTTCCATACAAAAGACAAAGTCCTTTAACTAAGCGCGTAAAGACATATAAAAATATAAAACAGGTATGGGAAGAAATAGAAAAATTAGTTGTTAAGTGGAAAGATACAAACTATACATTAGGCAGAAACTTGTATTTTCATCTTCCGCTGTTTATGGATCCTAAGTGGATCATAGAAGAAGAAGATAATATACTTATAAGAGAGTACAACTGGATTAAAGAGTTTAATATTCCACTAGCGCAAGATTTAGATAGCGCTGATGCGCGAAGAATAGAGGTATTTGATATTATTAGAAATGAAACAAATTCAATAAAAAATTATATGAGTGAGAACAATGGCAGATAAAAAAATAAGATTATTAGTAAGTGCAGAAGTAAAAGATGCTATAAGTAAATTAAATAAAACTGAAAAATCTACAAAATCATTAACAGACCGATTTTTAAGTTTTAGTAAAGTAGCCAAAATTATGGCTGGTGCCGCTGTATTGGGTGCTATTGTAAAACGTTCAGTACAAACATCGGCAGAGTTTGAAAAACTACAAACACGATTAATAGCTTTAAAAGGATCAGTTGCAGCTGGTACGCAGGCATTTGAATCCTTTAATAAAATTGCTAAAACTACACCATTTCAATTACAAAATGTTGTTGAAGCTGGTGCTCAGCTTGAAGCGTTTGGTGCTGACAGTGAAAAAACTCTTAAATCCGTAGCTGATCTTGCTGCATTTATGGGAACTGATATTGTTGACGCTGCTAATGCGTTTGGTAGAGCTTTTGCTGGTGGAGCTGGAGCAGCAGATGTACTTAGAGATCGTGGTGTTTTAACGCAAGTAAAATTAAAATCGGGTTTTGATGATCTTTCAAAGCTCACATTACCGGAGTTTAGAAAAGCATTAGAAGATACGTTAACTGATCCTGAAGGTAACATTGCTGGTGCTACAGATTTATTAGCAGCAACTTTTTCAGGTTTAGTATCAAATTTTCAAGATAGTTTAGCTCAATTGCAAGATGGAATAGGTGATCTTCTTGCACCATCTATTAAAAGAATATTACTTTTAATGAAAGATGGTGTTGATGATTTAACAGAATCTTTTAAGAGAATGGGTGAAACACAGCTTGAAACAACTATAAGACTTTTAAAAGAAGCTGGAGTAAATGTTGATGAATTAGTTATAGCTAATAAAGAATTAGAGCTATCACAACTTAGACAATTAACATCTGAAACGGATATGGCTACACTTAAAGCTGGTATTAAACAAGATGAAGCTGATATAGAATCAACTAGAACTAAAATTTTAAATCTTCAAAAAGAAACAAATAAACTAACTGGCGAAGAAACAATGACTATAAAAGTTGCTAGTGGACGTGGCGATAGAATGGTTGAGCAGCAAGTTAGTATTAAAGAACTTAAAGAAGCACAAATTAGAGGTTTATTTTCTCAGCTTGATCTTGAAGCTGAGTCAATTGCAAACCATCAAAATTTAATAAAAAAATTAATTGAAATTGGTGTTTTAGAAGCTGATATAGCACAGTTAAGATCAGGTGAAGACGATGGTAGTATTGTTGAAAAAGCAATGACGCAGGAAGAAATAAAAACTGCAATATTGCTAACGGCTTCTGAAGAAAGAAAAAGAATACAAGAAGAAGAAAAAATATCTGCATTAAGTATAGAAGATTTTAAAGCTGCTGTAAATGCTTTAAAAACTACTGAAGAACAAAAAACAAAAATTATTAGCGACGAAATAAAGAAAAGAAAAAAAGCTGAAGATGATGCACATAAAAAAAGAATAGAACAAAATCTTGAATCGGCGATACTATCTGGACAATCAGCAAAAGAAGCTGCAATTTCAGTTGTTAAAGCTGAGATCGCAGAGGCACAAGCAGGATTAATTTCAAGTATTATGACATCAGTACCATTTCCTTTAAATCTAGCACTTGCCGCAGGAGCAGGTTCAATGATTGGTAAAGTAACAGATCAGTTATTTTCTTCATTTGCAACAGGAGGTAGTTTTATAACAAAGGGTAGAACTACATTACCTATTGGCAATGGTGTAGTAGTTGGCGATAATGCATCAGGCATGGAAAGAATAGATGTAACACCGTTACCAAGCCCTACAAGCAGCGGAGGTAATATTACAATAAATATATCAGCTCCTCTTGTAGACGAAACGGTAGTAGAAACGATAATACCTGCTATTAGAAGAGCAGAGAAACTTAATTTATAAGGAGATTAAAAGTGGCAACAGAAGTAAGTAAAGATAGCAAATTTACATTTAGTTTAGAAACATTAGTATCAATAGCTGTAACTATATTTATGGTCGTAGGCATGTGGTTTACTTTGCAGGCAGATATAAAAGAAGCAAAAGAAATGCCAAAACCAGAAGTTGGACGTACAGAGTACGATCTTAAGGATCAGATGATTAGAAATACAATTATACAAACTGAAAAAGATGTAGAAGAAATTAAAGAACAACAAAAAGAAATGCGACAAGATGTTAAAAACATTGAACGTATGATGATGGCAAAATGAGGTATAGAGATGAATTGGTATTATGGTATAGCTTACTTTTTTGGGCTTTGTTTATCGGTATCACCGTTACATGCTCAGGATAAGTTAAAAGATTTACAACAGATACAGTTACTATCACAAGATGACTGTGTTATAGTTCAAATAAATGCAAATTGGAATATTGCAGCAAATATAGATTTAACAGATTTAAAAAATTGTTTGATCTTTAATGCTAGCATAGATAATAAAGAATATGGCGCTATTATAGCAGACGAGTGGAAAATTAAATCTGTTCCTACTATAATTATGTTTGAATATGGCAAAGAGATTCAAAGATTTGAAGCTGGTTTAAGCTTTAATTTAAATGAAACAAAAATTAAAAAAGGAATCAGAAACGAAATAGATAAAATAATGTTAAGGAGGTTTCAATGATGTATTATTTAAGCATGTTTTATAAACAAATATTAGGTTGTTTATTATTACTTAGTTTTGTATGCGCACAAGACTTTTTTAAGTTTAGTACAATATATGGTGCTTATAGTTTTAGTAGTCCGGTAACTAAAGAGTTACAATATCAAGTATCTGGTGGACAATTACAAGAACTACAAGAAGAATTAGAAGATCATACAGTAATGACTTTTGGTATTAGAAAACTTGCGCGTTTTGGTTATGAAAACAAACCAGAAGTTTGGTACACAGGTAAAGAAGCACCTATAAATGAAAGCGTTGCTATTGGTAACGTGCCTACTGGTTGGGAATATGTAATAGAATATTCAGATCATAAAGAGTTTGGAGAAGAATTTAAAAATCAACAATACATGTTACGCTATATGGGTAAACATTTTATTGCAAAAGCTAATTATGATTTTAGAGGACTAGAAGATGTAGAATTTGCTGCTTTAGATATGCGTGTTAAAAAAGATATTGGAAATTTAGCAGTATCATTAGGTGTTGCGGGTAGATCGCACCCTGCATATTTAGATTTTCGACCTATAGATTTATGGTGGGACGAGCAGGAAATTGATATAAATGAATTTACACCATTTTGGGAATTTGCTTATTTCTATGGCTACACAGATGAGTTTGTAGAACAGTTTACACAATATGGTTATAGTTATTTTGATTATAAGTGGTATAATGCTGAAGGTGAACTTGTTGCAAACACAGACGACCAATTTTATAAACAGATCTATGGAGTTATTGTAAGAGAGTATAATGAAGAATATGCAAAAGATCTTGGCTATCAGAATGAATTATCTTTAAGTGTAGGTGCAGACTATTATAAATATACACCTAAGAACTGGTTTCACTTCTGGGCAACTGCATATCCTGTAACAAAGGGCATGTCTGATTATTCATTTAACTATGATGTAGCAGAAAACGGTATGGATTATGATCTTGGATTAGTTTACGGTTGGAAGCTTACTCAAAAGTTTGGAATATTTTTAGAAGGTAGATATTTAAATATGTATGACGTACAAAGCTACGAATCTAAAATTGGATTTAATTGGTTAATTTACTAGGAGATATTAATGTTTATTAATTCTAACTATGCAGCAAAGTTATCGCCAACAATACAAGAAAACTGGTTGGTTCAAATATTTAAAAATAATAATGCTAATTATCAAACTACTAATACACCGGATCTAGCATTTAGCTTTTCAAATACTATTTATAATAATATTGATTATTATCCGGCAATATTAAATAAACCAACAGTATCATATTCGCTTGATCTTAAAAACTTTACAACAAAAACGAGTAATGTAACATTAAATATAGCAAATATTGATATAGATGGTACAACACTATTAGAACAATTAGGCAATTTATATATAAATGCTCATGTTAATATATTGTCACAAATAGATAATGATAATACTGCAGCTAATGCTTTACAAATATTTAGTGGTAAAATTTCAAGTTTTGCTTACAGAAATAATACGATTGTAATAAACATAATATCTGTCAGACCTTTTCAAAATGTATCATTACCACAGGTAAAAACTACTGGAGATTTTTCTGGATTTGATATACCATATGTATTGGGTGATTATGCGCAGTCAAGTGGTTCAAGTTTATCAAAACAAATTTATGA